CAGGCACCGACTGCTGCTGCCACTACTGAGCCTGACCGAACTACTTGGTCATAGGAAACAACCTCCTCGTTGGCCTGTCTGCTGTGTTCTTTTTCATCGGGGAGCATGGCAGGCAGGTTTTTTTATCTATATGGAGATGGATATGAATAACATTGAAGAACTGTTGGTCGAGATACGTGACATTCTAATAATCATGTCGGCACAGAAGAAAGCTCGGAAGACTCGTAGTAAGTTAGATGCCGATGGGCTGTATACACCTGGCTTTGAGTCAGCATGGCAGACCTATCCTCGCAAACTTGGCAAGCGTAATGCAGCGAAGGCATATAGCGATGCCCTATCACGCCTAAAACAATCACGACCTGAGATATCATCGCCTGAGAGCTACATACTCAAAGGGGTCTTTGCATACTCCAAGGTGTGGCCAGTATCACGAATCAGAGAAGAGGCCAAGTACTGCCTACATATGAGCACATTCTTAAATCAAGACAGGTTTGAGGATGATCCAGATGCTTGGGGTAAAGAAGATTCTAACGAGGGGATTGGAGGTCCAGCATGGGAACCAACAGTGGACTAACGGATGAGTACATTGAAACAATATTAAACAACTTCAAAGGAAACGCTGAGACATTTGCAGTTCAGCCCAAGGGCCATAGCTTTGCACCACGGGTATTGAATGATGATCTCAGTGTAGAAGAATTTAGGACACAGCATCTAGGTGGTGACAACTGCATCGGCATCTATGTCCTAAACAAAGAGAGTAATGTTCACATGTCCTGTGTGGACTTTGACTCGCACCCAGATAACCCCGATCCGGCATGGGTCGAGAAGACAGAACAGCTATTCGTGTTCTTGGAACAACAGGGACTAGAACCTTTTGTCGAGATATCTGCATCGGGGGTAGGATCACATGTCTGGTTACTCTTTGAACCGCCAGTAGAAGCATGGATACCACGAGCATTCTTCACTGCTGTATCTAATCACCTAGACATACCCATGCCTGAGATATATCCACGACAGGATAGGCTAACGGGTAAGGGCCTTGGGAACTTAGTACGATTACCCTACTACAACAATTCCCACTTCGTCGATGTCAGTGATGATTGGTCACCGACTCTACCAGATTTCAAATACACCGATGTAGCCGAGCTGAAGGTAATCACATCACGCTTGGGCATTAGGCTTAAACCATTGACCGTGAAGCAAGATAAGGATGACGTACACCCTGCCATTAAGAAGCAGATGACTAATAGACCTACAGGATTGCTGTCAAGACGCTGGGAGGGCGACCTGGAGGGCCTTAAAGATCGATCTAAGAGTGCTTGTGCCCTATCGCTCACTGTAGCCATGCTAGATGAGTACATGCACCCTGATGACATTGACCAAGCATTGGTGCTCTGGGGTGAGAAGCATAGTTACAACAAAGCTAATCGTGAAGACTTTAGACAGGGCTGTATTGCAAGAGCCTATGAACTGAAGCAAACCCCCAAGCATACATCTTCCAAACCAACTGGTGACTTCCGAGAGTGTGCTCTAGCATCCCTATTGTCCATGAAGGAGGGTAATTACATACCCTTTGGGATACCACCGATTGATGCAGCTATTGACGGTATCTCCAAGGGTGAGATGGCACTGATTATGGCACGACCCGGACATGGTAAGTCAGCCATAGGTGCTCAGTGGATCGAACATGCAGCTAAATGTGGTCGTCCTGCACTAATGCTCAATGCTGAGATGAGTCCTACTGAAGTCGGTAAGCGTAGCCTGATGAAGATTACAGGTGTCACTGATGAGCAGGATTACATTGAGAATAGAGATGAGTACGCAGCCTTAGTCGAGGCTTACTACGCTGGTTGGACACCACCACACTTCCGTAACGTATCTAGCATTGACGATGTTGAGCGTGAAGTGAGAGCCTTTAAGAGTGGATATAACATTGATGCTGTAGTCATAGACTATGTACAATTACTAAGGTCAAACAAAGCTACCCGTTATGAACAGGTGTCTGACATTAGCCTGAGATTAAAGTCTATTGCCCGTGAGGAAGACATTGCTATGATTGCACTATGTCAGGCATCACGAAGCATAGAGAAGAGGGATAAGATCGAGTTCCTGGCTAGTGACCTGAAAGAGTCTGGACAGCTAGAACAAGACGCTGATCTTGTAGCTGGCTTGTACTGGTGGGGACGTAGTAATAACCCAAGAGCCGAAGTCGATAAGGCAGACTTCCATTTCATCAAGAGGCGTAATGGCCCTATTCGTAAACATGTAGTTCGTGTCAAGTTTGAAGCAGAAAAGCAGTTATTCTCGGAGATATGATGAAGTATTGCAGTTGGTGTTCTAGAGACATCGTTGAGATCAGGGAGCGAGATGACCTATGTTCATTTTGCAACAAACGGTATTGGGTCAAGAAGAATTTCAATGACCCAGAGCGTGGCTATCTGCACGATGATAGCCCTGTTGATGAGGAATACAGGGCACTGGTGCTCATGGAGACAGATCAGTTTGCCCAGAGGACGATGGATCAACGGATACTTCGTATGAAGTCAATCATCCAAGCACATTGGACACCAGAGCAAGAACAACGTAGGGCAGTCGTCAAAAAAAAAGTTTCGTACAGCCTCCACAACTACGCTTCTTACCGAAGTCGGAACAATATTTTTCTGAAGAGGACCCCATAAATGAATGATCCAGTTAATCATCCAGCACATTATACTCAAGGTACTATGGAATACATTGATGCTGTCGATGGATTACAGCTAGGGTTTTATCAGGGCAACATCATGAAATATGTTGTACGCTATAAACACAAACATGCAACACAGGAACTTCGCATACAAGATTTACAGAAGGCATTATTTTATCTTAATTGTTTAATTAAAATAGAGTCTACAAAGAAAGATGAGTGATTATGTTTGAAGTCAAAAGAAATAGTCGTAACATCCAAGAGATACATCTCCAATTCAAAAGCCAGAAGGTTAATCGAAAGCTATTACTATTATCTGACATACACTTTGACAATCCCCATTGCGACAGGGAACTCCTGAAAAAAGACCTAGATAAGGCACTTGAGGATGACGCTGGTATTTGCATTTTCGGTGACCTATTTTGCTGTATGATGGGCAATTATGACCCCAGGAAGGTGAAGGGGAATCTGATGCCCTGCCACGACGGTCCTAACTATTTTGACCTCGTTGTGGAAGAGGCAGTTGAGTGGTGGCGACCCTATGCGAACAACCTAATCCTCGTGTGTCCAGGTAACCATGAGACAGCGATTATGAAGCGTCAGGAGATCGACCTCATTGACCGCTTCACTACGATGCTACGTATGGCCGAGCCTGATTGTAATGTCAGTGCTGGTGGCTATGGTAACTGGATGCGTGTCTACTGTGGCCTTCATAGTGCTCGTAACTCATTCACTATCTACTCACATCATGGGTATGGTAGTGGTGGAGCCTTCTCACAGCAGATCACAGCCTTCCAGAAGTACTTCATGCAGTGTGACGCTGACGTGTATATAGCTGGACACATTCACAAGAAGGGTACATTCCCCATTGTCAGGTCTATGCTGAACCAGAGCATGAAGATCAAGAACCAGAAGATAGACATGATCCGCTGTGGTACGTACAAGGATGAGTTTGTTGATGGTGCTGAGGGCTGGGCAGTCGAGAAAGGTATGGGTCCACGACCTATGGGCGGCTACTGGATGGAGATTAGCATCAACCGAGACACGACTATTAACAGAAAGATCTACGAAACATAGGAGCTGGTCTTGCTGCGAACCGATAAGTTACGCTAGTATTGCTTTTTACTGATTTTTAACGAGGAGGAAACATGATGTTTTCATTTACAGACCGTAACCCGGATTGGGTTTACGTATTCATACCAGAGCAAGTTCGATTAGATGCCAAGGAATATGCTACTGAGCACTGTGATACCAAGGTTAGCTTTGCAGGTCGTCAGAGGATGTTTACGGACATCTTACTAGACTGCGTGTGTGGTTGGGCATTCTCAA